CACGGTCCTCCGAAAAGTCACGGCCGATTTTGAAAATAATTTTTCACGCGCGGGAAACTTTTTTCCACGGTCCTCCGAAAAGTCACGGCCGATTTGAAAATGAAAATTTTTCCACGGTGCTCCGAAAAGTCACGGTCAATTACGGTCCCCAAAATTTTTTCTCCAGGTACAGTAAAAAATGACCGTTTTCGTAGACAGCAAGACCGGATCTCTCAGGATCGGTCGCAAAAAGAGCAAGCACCAGAAGAAGGCTGCCGTGGTGGTGGCCGCGCGCAAATTCCTCACCGAGGCCCAGCTCTACAAGAAGGTCCTCAAGTCGAAGAAGGAACTCTCCAGTGAAATACGATCGAGGGCGCCGGTCATGTCGAGGAAGGCGGCGAAGAAGGCATGACCGTAAAAAAGTTAAAGAGAAAAAGCGTCCTAAGAAGTAACCGATGGACATTTCTAGAATTCCCAAGGATATACTGCGCGTTCTCCAGGACCGGGAATTATCGGTCCCGAAGAAGATGATGGCATTCAACATGCTCATGCCGGATCTCGGTGTCGACCCAAAACACGCTCAGGCGTATAACGACAACATCGAGGTCGGGAGAACGATCAAGCGTCTGGTGGATGAGGGGAAGCTCACCTTGGACGGTTTCGACGATAATTTTAAGTTAAAAACGACTATCAAGTGACATCTTATCTATTTTTGGTGTATTCCCGGAATTCGTCCATGGATAATATGTCATCGCCGTTTAGGTCATAGCCCATCATTTCGGTCTTCAGGTCGCCGTCTGGAATTTCGGAGGCTGAAATTTTCCCATCGTCGTCCAGGTCGAACTTCTTCATCATGAGTTTCGTAGCCGCTTCCAGGGTCTGCGGGTCGGCGAGGGGGTCGACGATTTCGCTTTTGAACTTTGCTATCGCGGCCACTCGGTCATCCGTCTCCTCGTCGACCACCATCGCCGCCGTCGTCTCCGCGGAGGAATCCGTGACGGTAGTGGCCGCGGCCGCGGCGGCCCCGTTCCCGCCGCGACCGGCGTCCAGTTCAACTTGTTGTTCCTCGTCTCCTTCCCCTGAAAAGGAAGACATGATCGCAGATATCACCACCAACACGACGAGGCCGATCAGTATTTTGGTCTTTGTGTCCATGTTGTTATTAGCATAGACTTTTTTTATCGCAGTAAATTAGAAATGGTCTCACTCGACGACATACCGAAAAAGACACAGTACATCATCATCGATTCGAATTTCGTCAACGGGACTAACAGCGAGTTCGCCCTGGACCTCACGCTCGAGTCGAACACGCATGTGGAGGACATGTCCCGCGTCTTAGGTGTAAAGATGGTCGACTTTTATATAACCCAAGTCGGCGAGAACGACGCGAGCGGGAGCAGCAACATCGCGAAGTATGTGGATATCGTGTGCCCGGAGGTGCCGAAAGTGGCGCAGCTCCTGGACGAGCGACACGGTCAGGTGTTCGCCAGGGTGCCCCTCGAGCGCCATTTCGCGGGAAGCAGCGGTTTGGTCTTGCGCGATAAACAATGGAAAACGTTTGATAGACAAACCAATTGGTTTAACCCGATATCTATTAAAAAACTGAATTTCAAAATCTATGAGAGTCAAGACAACGGCGCGTACTCCCTACTTCAGAGCGATGCGAAGTGGTACATGATTTTGGAAATCACCACCGTAAACGTCAAAGAAAAACCCAAGGACCGAGAGCTCCAGATTCTTCAGGCACTTGAAAAGTTACTGAAGAAAATCGATACGCTAAATTCGCAAGTGGCGAAACTTCCCGACAAAAAGGAGGAGGAAAATAAGCCGAAAAAGTACTCGTTCGGACTCTTGGTGCTGCTTCTGATCACGTTACTGGGTACTTTCCTGTGGACGGTGAACAGGACATGATCATTCGAACGCCTCGTCGCCGTAAAGATCCTCGAGCGTCTCCAGGATGTTTTGCAAATCGGTCAACGACGATTGGGTTGATCTGAGACTCCACGCGGTGAGCATCTGTATTTTCTTCTGCGCGCGCTTGTACGTAGCGATCTGTTCGTGAATTTTTTCCATTCGGACGGTCTCGACGACCTTGTACTTGTGCTTCTTGCCGCTGCCGCTTCTAGGTGTATGATGAATTTGATGCGCGCACGTGATGGTCAACATCTTATTCATGACACGCCCCTATTCCTTAAGCGGACGTCTCCGCCTTCTTCTTCGCGGCGGTGGTCTTCTTCGGGGCCGCGGTGGTCGTGGTGGCCTTGGCGGCGGGGCCGGGAGGGCCTCGGTCGCCCTTCTCGCCCTTCTCGCCCCGAGGCCCCATCGGACCCATCGGACCCATCGGGCCCACACCGCCGCCGGCACCGGTTGGCGTGTGGTCGACGATCTTCACGAGCAGGTCGAAGAGGCGCTTCTTGTCGATGCGCGGGTTGGAGGCTTCCTGGATAATTTCTTCGCGAAGGGTCGTCATATCGTGTATATATAAAAGTAAGATTTGTTTTTAAGTCAATGCTCGTCGTCGGCCCTCCGCTCAACACCGGGATAGGACAACACGCGAACAAATACGCGAAACTCTTCGGCAAATCCTACCACCTGATCGGCGAGACGCTGCCCCTGTCGGACCACGGTCTCGTGTTCATGCTCCCCGTGTCCTGGCACATTCAACACCTGGAGTACGTGAGAACCCGGATCAAGAACCTCGCGTGCATGACCGTGTGCGAGACCGAGACGGTACACGAAGATTACGGCCTGTTGTGTAAGGAGTTTAAGAGGATCGCCGTTCCCAGTGAGTTCTGTAAACGCGTGCTCTCCAGACAGTTCCCCGACACTGACTTTTACGTCATCCACGCGCACGTCCCTCCACCGCCCGAGAAACCCTACGTCTTCTATCACATCGGCAACGTCATGGACCCCCGAAAGAACTTTCGGGAAATCCTACGGGCGTTCGTGCGTCTGAACGAACCCAACACGCGTCTGGTCGTCAAGGCGACGTGTCGGACCGACGTGGACATTAAGATCCCGAGGGTCGAGGTCATCAACGGGCTCCTCCCCGAAGAAAAACTGAACGAGATCCATGATAGGTCCGACTGTTACGTCTCGTGCAGTCACTCCGAGGGCGTGGGTATGGGCGCGGTCGAGGCGGCGATCCGGGACAAGCCCGTCATCGTGGCGTCGTACGGTGGCGCGACCGAATACATCCAGACGCCGTACACGGTCGAGTGTGCATTCGAAAAGCTGGAGCAAGACGATTTCCTCTTCCAAAAAGGCATGGAATGGGGCGCCCCGAATTTCGATCAGCTTTTAGAGTACATGAGGGACGCGTACGCGAAGCGGCTGCGGTACATGGACCACGCGCACACAAAACGGCTCGTGAGTTCGGAGAACGTCTCACATGAATTCGTCCTGAATGTAATTGGTGCCGAAGGTGATGAGGCCGACTAGGATCGTGCCTGACATCAGCATCTCCTTTTGGCGTATCACGGAGAGGGTGAGGTCGTCGACGACCTTCACGCCGGTGGGTTTCTTGAAGAGAATGGGGACGAGGGTCGCGATCGTGATGTACAGAGCCATGGATATTATTACGGGTCGAAGGCTATCTTCGTCTAACATGATGTTATAATAACCAGTTATTTTTTTCTACGAACGACGCGGTTCGTCTCCGGAGCCTTATCGAGTAGGATGACGCGTCGCGAATCTTTTTTGTCTTGGAAGAGTTTGTACGACGCTTTGCATTTCCATACGGCGTCTGCAAGTTTATAACACTTATCGTTGGGTACGAGTAAACGATACATCGCGGTGGCGCTCTCGAGGCACTTCTCCCAGATTTCGTCGCGCACCACCTTCATTTACACGCGACGAAGCCCCGGTTCTTCCCTCGCTTAGGTTTCCATTTTCTCACGCCTCACCGCCGATCTCCGCGAGGTAAACGTCAACCTGGCCGACAAACTCGGGGCAGCTCTCGGTCGTTTTCTTGGTGACCATATCCTGCACGTTGACCACGTGCTCAGTGAACTTCCGGACATCTATACCCGTGGCGTTATGGATCTGCGAATCGCTCGCGATGTCTTTGAGCGCGTAGAGGTACGCCGCGGCGTAGTTGGCGTGAAGGACGGCGATGACCGGCGACTTATCCTGTTGAGCCGCGGTCGCGTACCGCGCAGCCTGTCGCACAAGCTTATCGATCGCGTGGGCCATACCCCTCGACTTGTTCTGAACGATCACGATCAGGATGAAGATGAAGGTGAATAGGTAAAAGTACATCCTTTTAATTTGTGTGTAGATTAAAATAATGTCCCTCGTGACGAGACGCGCACCGTTCCAGGTGTCCCCGAGGACGAGGGCGTATCTCTTCAACGAGACGCCGTGGAGGGTCGAGTACGAGGTATACGACGGCGACGGGTCTTCCCTGCTTCAACGCGGCAAGATCTTCGCGGGGGAGCACGACCCCCCGTGTTACGTCGACCTGAAGGGTAGGAGTTTGTTTAGGGTGAAGTGGAGGTTTCGTAGCGGAGCTTGGGCGTTCGACGAGAGAAGCTTCACCGCTCGGGACCACATAGTTTTTCTCAGGGTATACTAATGGTCATCGCCACGGCGTTTCTTGATCACGTCCACGTCAAGGGCGTCGTTGAGTTTTTCGAAAAGGGGAGCAAGGTCGTCATCAAGGGAACATTGCGATCGAAAAAATACAAGAACAGCGTACACGGCATCCACATCCACGAGGCGGGGGACCTCACGGACGGCTGCGCGAGCGCGTGCGCACACTTCAACCCCTACGGCAAAAAACACGGCGGACCGAAAAGTAAGGAACGCCACGTCGGCGATCTCGGCAACATCAGGTTCGATGCCCGAGGCGTCGCAAGGTTTCGCATGGTCGATCCGCTCGTGAAGTTACGGGGATCGAAGGCGAACGTGATAGGCCGCGCGCTCGTCGTCCACGAAGACCCCGACGATTTAGGTAAAGGCGGTCACGCCGATAGTTTAACCACGGGTCACGCGGGAAAGCGGATCACGTGCGCGGTGATCGGGTACTCCAAAAAGATGATGTGTTAAAGAAATCACGCGTCAGTAAAGTGATCACAATGGAGAGCGTCCAAAAGCTCACGCACATCGAACACGTTCTCAAAAGGCCGGACAGTTACGTCGGCCCGGTCGATTCGACAACCGAATCGTATTGGGTCTTAGACGGAACGAGTTTCAAGAAGAAACCCTTGAAATACAGCCCCGCCCTTTTGAAATGCTTCGATGAGATTTTGGTCAACGCCGTCGACCGAAACTCGCTCCACCCTAAGGCCGTCACCTCCATCGGCGTGTCCATCGACAAAGAGGCTGGAACCGTGACGATCGAGAATAACGGCCCGCTCGGTGGACTTTCCGTCAAGATGCACGAGAAAGAAGGTGTTTGGAACCCCGAGCTCGTTTTCGGTCACCTACTCACGAGTACCAACTACGACGATACTCAAAAGCGCATCGTCGGCGGCAGGAACGGATACGGCGCGAAACTCACCAACATCTACTCGTCGCGTTTCGCCGTGGTGATCAAGGACGGCGAGACCAAACAGACGTACAAACAGACGTGGACCGAAAACATGACCGCGTGCGGCAAACCGAAGATCACGAAACACGCGGCCGCCGCGTCGTCTGTTTCCGTCACCTTCACACCCGACTGGAAAAGGTTCGGGGGCACCGGCATGACCGACGCGATCTATAAGATTTTCGAGAAACGCACGTGGGACGCGAACATCTGCACAACCCCGAATTGCAAGGTGCGATTCAACGGCGAACCGCTACCCAAGACTTCCTTCGAGGCGTACGCGAAGATGCACGAGGGTGTGAAAGAGGTCGCGACCGCGACGACGGATCGTTGGTCGGTGTGCATCGGCCCGTCCGAAGATGGCATGCAACAGGTTTCGTTTGTGAACGGTATATGCACCACTAAGGGTGGGACCCACGTGGACCACGTGACCTCTCTCGTCGCCTCGGGGATCATAGAGGATATGGCGAAAAAGATCAAACTCAAGCCGCAACAGGTGAAGAACGCGTTCACGGTTTTCGTCAAGGCCACGCTGGAGAACCCTACCTTTTCATCCCAAGTCAAGAGTGAGTGCACGCTCAAATCCACAGATTTCGGGTCCAGATTCGAACCCCCGAAGACCTTCGTGAAGAACGTGCTCAAGACCGGTATCGCCGAGGAACTCACGGCCCTGTCCAAATTCAAGGAGATGAAACTTCTCGCCAAGACGGACGGCGGAGCTCGCAAATCGAAGATCACCGGTATCCCCAAACTGGATGACGCCAACAAGGCCGGCACTTCTCAGTCGTCGAAATGTACCCTGATCGTGACGGAAGGCGATTCGGCGAAGACACTCGCCGTCGCCGGTCTCTCGGTCGTCGGTCGCGATCATTACGGCGTGTTCCCGCTTCGCGGTAAGTGTAAGAACGTCCGAGATTCTTCCGTGGCGCAACTGAGTTCGAACCAGGAATTCTCTGATCTCAAAAAGATCTTGGGGCTCCAGCAGGGCAGAGAGTACAGGGACGTCTCCGAGCTCAGGTACGGGCGGTTGATGATCATGACCGACGCCGACGCCGACGGCTCGCATATCAAGGGTCTCATCCTCAACATGATCCATTTCTTTTGGCCTTCCCTCCTGCAGATGAATTTCGTGGTGAGCATGGTGACTCCGATTATCAAGGCGACCAAAGGATCCGAAACCCTCTCGTTCTACACGGATTCGGCCTTTCGGTCCTGGTACGGCAACGGCAAATCTGGGTGGAAGATCAAATACTACAAGGGCCTCGGCACTTCGACTTCCGCGGAGGCGCGTGAATATTTCAAGAAGATTCAGGATCTCACGGTAAAATTCGACGTGGACACGATGACTGACGCGTCCATCGTCTTGGCGTTCGACAAGAAGAGAGCGGACGCGCGCAAGACGTGGCTTCTCGAGAGCACGGCGAAAGACCCGAAAGAACTCGAAGTTCCCTACGGCAACGTCAAGCGACTCGAGATCACGGATTTCGTCCACAAGGACTTGGTGAACTTTTCGTTGGCCGACCTGAAACGGTCCATCGCCTCCGTCGCCGACGGCCTCAAACCCTCGCAGCGTAAAGTGCTTTACTCGTGCTTCCAGAAGAACCTGACCGCGGAGATGAAGGTAGCACAGTTGGCCGCATTCGTCGCCGAGAAATCCGCCTACCACCACGGCGAAGTGTCTCTGGCGGAGACGATCGTGAAATTGGCCAATGATTACACTGGGTCGAACAACATCAACCTCCTCGAGCCGTGCGGCCAATTCGGCACGCGGCTCATGGGCGGAAAGGACGCGTCCCAGACCAGGTACATCTTCACGAAGCTGTCGAAGGAGGCGCGTCGCGTGTTCGACCCGAGAGACGACGCCGTGCTCACCTACCTCGAAGACGACGGACGCAGCATCGAGCCTGACCATTACGTGCCCGTCCTACCCATGGTCCTCGTCAACGGTACCGAAGGGATCGGCACGGGATTTTCGTGTTACGTCCCGCCGTTCAATCCCGAAGATATCAAGGCCAACATACTGAGGCACACCGAGGGTCGCGAATTGATCAAGATGACACCTTGGTTCCGCGGGTTCAAAGGTCGTATCTTCGAACAGGAGGACGGCGCGTGGGTCGCCGAAGGTGTGTGGCAGGTGATCGGGACGACTGTCAAGGTCACGGAGTTACCTCCGGGTCGCTGGACCCAGGATTTCAAGGAGTACCTCGACGCGCTCGTCGAGAAGAAGACCATCGCCGGTTACACCAACAACAGTACCACCGAGGACGTGGACTTTCTCATCCAGGGGTACGGCGGCGACGATATCGTCAAGGATCTCAAGCTCCAGAAAGTCATCCGCTGCTCCAACATGCACCTTTTCCATCCGACGAAGGGGATCTGCAAGTACGACACGCCGGAAGAGGTCTTACGCGATTTCATCGAGTTACGCACGGACCTGTACAAAAAGCGGAAGCGACACCTCATCGAGGAAACGAGGACGAGATCCGAAGTGTGCTCGCACCGCGCGCGGTTCGTCAAGATGGTCATCGACGGAGACCTCCGCGTCTTCAAGAGGAAACGCAGCGACCTCGAAGGCGAGATGAGCGGCATGTTCCCCAAGGTCGATCGCTCTTTCGACTACTTGCTGAACACGAAAACCGTCGACTACACCGAGGAGCGCGTCGAGGCTCTCTTCGACGAATGGAAGAAACTCAGAGAGCAACTCGGTCTCCTCGAATCGACCGGGCACATCGACATGTGGAAGAAGGATATTAAAAATATGTAGATAATAGATAAGCATGGGGAGCGAAGCCGCTCGTCTTCATTTGAAGGCTATGGGAAAGCAGGATACTTACCTGCTCTCGAAAGATCCAGAGCAAACGTTTTTTAATTACCAAAAGATCAAGCAGCATTCCGAGTTTAGAAAGTTTCATCGCTCAAAAAATGTCTTGAATCCCGGGCAAATCGTCGGGTGGCCCTTTTCGCAAACCGTCAAGGTGGAGTTCGATCCGAAAAATATGGGGGGCGATCTGCTGACGAACCTCTATCTCAAGATCGAGCTCCCCGCCAAAGAAACGGCGAACGTCAACTACACGACCCCGCTCGGTCGCGGATTTCTGAAGTCGATCGCAATGTTCGTCGACGACATATTAGTCGAGGAGATCACGGACGATTGGCAGATGATCCACGAATCCCTCTATCTAGATCCTCAATCGAAGAAAGGCAACCTCGTGCTTCTCAACATGAGCGAGAGTGTCACCCCCGGGATCAAGCTGAGCGACGCGACCATGGCGCCCTCGAACCGGTTCATCGTCCCCCTCCCGTTCTTTTTCTGCAGGAAATACGGCAAGACAGAGATGCGCGAAGAGGTCGAGGACCGTCAATATTTCCCCACGTGCGCCGTTCACAAGCAGAAGATCCAGTTCGAACTCACGTTCCACCCCCAGACGTGGTGGCAAGGCGCCGAGAACGGTCACACCCCGACCACGATTACCCTCAACAACCTCCAGCTCATCAGCGAACAGATCAAACTGAGCGATGAGGAGCGACTCTACCTCGTGGGCGCCGACCACTCCATCCTCGTGAACGTGGTGAAGAAGCACACGTCGTTCACCACCGCGCCCGAATCCGACAGGACGTTCAAAGTGAACCTGGAACCTAAATCGAAGGTGAAGACGTTTCACTGGTTTTTCCGCGACAAACTCTACACCACCCAGGATCAATCTTCGCATCGTTACGTCACCTACGTCCGAAGCAGGGCACCGCTCTACCAGTGGAACGCCGGCGTGCTCCAACCGCCCACCATGGAGACGAGGAACACGCCGATCATGAAGAAGGCTCGTTTTTTCCTCAACGGCGAGAGTTTCCCCAACACTCTCATGGAGAGCCACGAACACTATAAGTACGCCGTGCCGTATAAGTTCGGTTTGGGCGTGACGGACGATACGGTCAACATCTACACGCAGAGTTTCGCGCTCCATCCTCTCCTGGAACAGTCGACGGGAACCTTGGATTTCGCGAACTTGAACGCGGATAGGACGTTGATCGAGTTCGAAATTAATAAGTTCTTACCCAACGCCGCTCAAGATGTGGAGGGCGCTCCCGGCCTGGACCAGCCGTTCTCGGGTGAGTTTGAACTTCACATGTATTATCTCGAGATGCAAAAACTCGATTTTTCGAGGGGGTTCATGACCTTCGCGGGTGCGCCGCCTCCGATCGCGGCGCCCGCTGCACCTCAACCCGACGAATATGTGATGCCGTCCGGACCGCTTGGCGGAAGACCGAGACCGTCCGGGGTGGGGAAACCACCGGAACCCGAACCCGCGATGCCGTCCGGACCGCTTGGCGGCAGGCCTAGACCGTCCGGGGCGGGTGTGCAGGCGTATTAAAAAAAAGTGACACTAATAGTAGAATGTACCTCTGCGCTAAGGGCGTTCAAGATGCGTGGATCACGAGGTGTCCGGACTACTCGCATTTCATATACAGTTTTCGGCGGCACACGCCTTTCGGCATAGATTTCAGCGACATTCCTTTCACGGGCACGGCCGATTTCGGTGAGATCCTCACGGCCAGGGTACCCAGCAACAAAAGCGATATGCTGAATTCCGTGTCGCTGACGGTGATGTTCAGGAGCGATTACGACGCGATGACCACGGTCGGTAATCCCCTGACGAAACTCGTCGAATACGCCCAGCTGGTCATAGGCGAGCAGGTCATCGACACGATCACGGGCGAATACATCTACCTCCGAAACAAGTTGGATACCAGTGACCAACACGCCGCCATGAAAAATTATAGGGGCGGAGAGGGCCCCGAGGCGGTGGCGTATTACCCGACGAAATATTCGATCGAGCTGCCTTTCTACTTCACGAGGTCGAATCAGAGTGCGATACCCCTCTGCAAGCTCACGAAGCAGCAGGTCTCCGTTCGGGTCAAGCTGGTGGACAGGGACGCGTACTTCGCATCCAGATCGGTCAACGTCAACCTGCCGCCGATCGCCGACGCGAGCGAAAAATTCATCGATCAGATCTTTCTGACTAGCGAACACGTCTACGTGAGCGAGCTCGAGCGTAACGCCTTCGAGAACGCGCACATGGAATACCTCATCACTCAGGTCCAGGTACACGAGACGCGCATGCCGGCCGGATACAACAAGAAAGCTTTCCTCTTGGATTTCAGACACCCGGTGAAGGAACTCCTGTTTCTCGGCGAAGGCGCGACGACCCAGGGTCAGTACAACAACTACACGTTCAGACAGATCAAGACCGCCGAGCTGTGCCTGAACAACGTCGTCTTCTTCAGGGAGAACGGCCATTTCCTCTCTGTCGTTCAGCCGTTTAAGAATCACGTCAACATACCGGACGTGGGCGAATCCATGTTCGGAACGTACTCGTTCGCGCTCGACCCCGAGGCCGATACCCCGACGGGTCACCTCAACATGTCGAGGATCATCCATCAAAAGTTTACTGTAGAGTTCCACGAAGAGGACGCGTACGTGCCAGAGGACAATATCCCGACGACGCGTTCGCACGCGGCTTCCGAAACGCGCATCCGCGTCTACGCGCTGAACTATAACATCCTGAGCTTCGACAGCGGGTTAGCGGGTCTTAAATTTTATTGATTGACTATAGTAGTTATGGCCGGATCTATCCAGCTCGAGTCCAGGGGTCTGCTGGATCAGTACACGACGGCGAATCCCGACTTCACATTCTTCAAGGAACATTTCAGGAAGAAGTCGCAGTTCTCTCTGCAATTTATTGATGTAAAACCGACGAAGGATTTCGAATACGGCGAAACCCACAGGTTCACGATCCTGCGCGACCACTGCGACGTCCTTCGAAGCGTGAGCCTCAGGTTCACACTCCCGGACATTGTGCTCGCGCAAGGCGTGGACGCCGATAAAGATTACGTCTATGGCGAGGCCTGTAACTTCGTGGAATACATCAGGCTGTACGCCGGCGACACGGTTCTCCAGCACATCACGACCGAGTACCTCGATCTCTACGCGGAACTCGAGTACCCCACCACCAAGCAGGTATCGCTTTTCGACCTCTGTAAAAGAGACGTCGACACGGTCTTCAACCCCACCGTAGTGAAGAGTCGCATCTCCCGAACGCGCCCGTACCCTCGTCAGCTCGGAGGCGACGTGTGCATAGAGATCCCGTTCTATTTCCACGGCCATCCCGAGCTGGCGTTCCCCGTGTGCGCCCTCGCCCCGGAGACAGAGCTTTACGTCGAGGTGAAGTTCAGAGCCGTGGGCGAGTGCATTTGCGTTTCCAGACCGCAGATTCCAGGATTCCAAGGTTCGGTCGGCGCCGACGTCGACGATCTGGTCACGTTCAAACCGTTCGATTTAAAATTATCCACAGAGTGCGTGTTCTTAGACCCGGTGGAGAAGATTAAGGTTCAGAATTCGGCGTTCGAGTTTCCCGTGACGCAGATCCAATACGACGACGCGTTGGTCGAAGAAGAGTTGGACTTCAAGAAGCGATTACACTTCACGAACCTCGTGCAAGAGCTCTACTTTTTCGTCACGTACACCGCGAACAACGCGTTCGGCGGTACGTTCAACTACAACGACACGCCCGTCGACGCCGCCGGTCAACCCGTGGACCCTTCGTTGAGAAACGAACACATTAACTACGTCACGCTCACCCTGGACGGTGAGGAGATCTTGGACGAGCACACGGGCTCGCCGCATTTTCTGCGCATCATCCAGCCGAGGCTCCACCACCGCAACACCCCCATGACCAGACGATTTTGCTCGTACAGTTTCGCGTTGTACCCGAACGACAACGGCACGGGCTCCGGCCACGTCAATTTTTCTGTCGTGAAAGAACCCATCCTTCGGTGTAACCTGTTTACCGGTGCGCACGACGACGTGAAATACGATCGACGGTTTCACATCCTCGCCAAGACGATGAACTTCATGCGGATCAAGGATGGGCGGGTAACGCAGGTCTTTGATTACATGATTTAAACAGGTTCTTGTGTTCGGCGATGTAGTCGATGATGGAGTACTTGATGCACCATTTGATGAAGTTCAGCTGCGCGAGAGTGGTTTGAATTTCTTGCGACGTCTCTGGGATTCGGTAATTGAACTTCTCGGCTCGACAGAAAGGATCGAATAATTTCTTGCTGTAGCCGTCTAACGAAGCTTTGTACGCGCAGTGCACCGTGAACATCTTGCCGTCTTTGGTCTTGAACGAAGTTTGATTTTTTTTTGCGTAATTTGTGATGAACCACTCGAGGTTACGGAGAGAAATGCCGCCGCTTTTGTTAAGTATGGTCAGTAGTTTATTCCTGTGGTGCTCTTCTTTGTAGAATTGATTTATGGATGATAGAAGAATGCTTGTCTTGTTCATTATTACAATAATAAGGCGCTCAATTCTATAAGTCCCTTTCGTCCGCGTTCACACGCTGGACACCCCGGGACGTTCATGAGTTCCGGTCCGTGGCTGTGTCCGTTCACGGTATCACCTAACCGCCTGCATTCGATCTCGCTCCCCTGATTCTCGTGAAATTTGCAGTACCCGTTATGTACGGCCTTGAACCCGCACCTCACCTTGGACCCGTCCCGTTTCGTCTTGTGACCCCTGCATCTGTGTTCATCGCTGAGTCTGGGGATATCATGTAACAGTATGTCTAGGGGTATCTGGTGCTTTTTGGAGATGTTCTCGAGGGTCTGCGTGAGTTTCGTCTGAACCTCTTCCTCCACAAACTCAGCCACCAATTCATTGAGTCCGTACGACCCGATGTGGTCGACGAGGACCTGGTTCACCAACTTAGTGATCTTCGCTTCCATCTTCCCTACGTCTCTTTCGTGCGAACTTTTTAAATAGGTCGACGATGGAGTTTTGCTTCGGGTCCCTCTGTTTCGGCGGCGGCCCCAACATGTCGCCGAAGATATCCTGTCGCACGTTCTCGAACAGGGGGTCGAGGAGATCGCACACGGGATTGAGAAACTTGTTCACGAAATAGTAATGGTAATCCACCGGTATGTTGTGTTCCTCGACGTATTTCGGGTCCTCCGACTTCTCGAACGCCTTCGCGCGATGGTCGCCGGTGCACGTGAGGAGGTACGGCACCCTGTCGCCCGATTGCGGTTCGCTCCCCGGTTTGCGTTCGCGCATTTTCAAAACCACCTGAACGTGCGCCTGGTTGATCAGCGCGCTGTCGGGTCCGTTGATGCTGACGGATTCACCCTTGACCTTGTAGCTGTCCGATAGGCTCTGACTCAGGATCAACTTTTCGTGCGGGACCTCGCCCGCGAGAAGTTGCGCGGCGCGTTTCCGGGCGAGATCCCTCGGCGGCCCCGTGTCGGGCGCGTCGAGCACGACGTCCAGTAACTCTCGCATGCACTCGCGCACGTGGGGCGTGTTATCCCTTCGAACCAACTGCAAACCCTTGACGTCGACGTAATCCATGTGCATCTGATCGTCCTTGCCCTTGGTCCAGAGCTTGGCCGCGTACCGCTTTTTAGAGTAGAGAAAGTACGGGTGGTACACCTTCTCGAGTTCCAAATTGTTCGGTTTCTTGAAGAGAGCCGAGCACTCCTCCGCCGCGCGCTCGCCGAGTTGCCAGCTGTATTCGATCGCCTCCTTCCCTTTGCGGCCCTGGACGTCGAATTCCACCATTACGGAATCCTATAATTTAAAGTGTGTAAATGCAAAAGCATAAAAATCAGAATGTAATGAACTTACTGTGTCGCCGTATCGGACCTTCGCGCCGGGGAAGTTGGCTTGGACGTAGTTCTTCGTCTCCTCGATCATGCCTCGGCCTCGGCACGTCGTCGTCGACGCGATGGGGACGCACGGTAGAATGCCTTTCCCTGCACCTGTGAACCCGTAGATGGAGTTCATCGATACCTTGTACGCGAGCTGTTTGCCGTTGTACACCTCTTTCATCCCGCCGGTGGCCGCGGCCATGTCGCGCTTGGCCTTCTTTCTGAACTGTTTCAGTTCCAGAAGAATACTCGGGAGCAGGCTCGGGATATCCTGCGCGAACTTATACGTCCGGGAACCGACGGTGAAGGTCTCGTACGTCACGCCCGGGACGTTGCCGTACTTGGCGTCGTCCATGACCAACGTCGAGTAACACAGGTTATGCGCCATCATGATCGAAGGGTACAGCGCCTCGAAATCGAGCGCCGTGATCGGCGTGTAGTACGCCCCCTTCTGCGCCTCTAAGACGGTCGCCCCCTCGTACGGTTCCTCGGGAATCGAGCCGTGTTTGATGGTCGGGACCATGTACCCGAGCTCCCTCGCCTTCTTACACAGCTGAGAGAACACCTTGATCTGCTGCCCGCGCTCCACCAGGAAGGTCAGGGGGACCCAGGTCGCCTTCGCCATCTCGAGTAAGTTGAGGAGCGTGCACAGTTTCTTCATGAGCTTGTGCGGGAGGAGGGTATCCTTGATGCAGTACTCGGCGACCTCCCCGAGCTTCGCGGCGTCGCCCTCGACGAAGCGCGCGAACATCTCTTTGGCCGGCATGTCGATCTTCTGATCGCCCAGGTACAATTTCGAGACGTTGTTCAGGGAGTACGAATCCAGCTTGTACCCCTTCTTCACCTCGTGAAAGAGATCGAAGATGAACCGACCCGACATGGGGAGTAACTGCAAAAAATTATCCCCGAGGGCGCTCGAACTCAGTTTCTTCTGCACGAGGTTGGATTGCGCGTCGTTCAATTTCCCCAGCCGGGAAAACTCCCAGCCGCACCTGTTCCTCGCGGCCCTCTTGTGTAAGTACGCCAGATCGAACCCGAATATGTTCCACCCCGTCAGGATGTCCACGTCGTGACGCTGCACGTAGTCCCTGAACGCCAGGAGGAGTTCTCGCTCGGTACCGAAACTCGCGACGTCCTCGCCAGAGGTTTGCTTATAGCAAAGGCAGGTTTTCTCGTAGGGTTCGTCCGTGCCGAAGGTGCACAGGGAGATGCCGATCTGAAAGCACGCGTCTTCGGGCACGTCGGCGTCGGGAAATTTCCCGGTAGAAGAATGACACTCGATATCGAACGACGCGACCACGAACGGCGCGATATCGTCTCGGTCCACCGGTTTGAGCTGTTTCCAGTCGTCGCACCATAGGTCGATGTCCACGTTCGCTAATCTGGACCGGGCACATTCGGTACCCGTGTCGAGCCACCCCGTCGATTGGATCCCGGTTCGGTGCATCAGGCGAAGCACCGGATCGAGGTTCGCCTCGTAGACTTGGTACTTCTCGAACTCGGGCGTGTAGGAGAACGCGCTGTTGACGCGTCGTCTCGCCTCCAGGTTCGAGAAGTTCAGGTGCATGAAGAAGAACTCTTCGTTGTTCTGGAATCCCCACACGTCCTTCTGTTTCGTCAGCGAGTAGCTCGTCACGCAGTCCTTGGTCTTTTTCATCGCGCACAGCTTTTCGTAGATATCGTCCACGTCGGAACGCTTCGTTCCCGGCGGGAGCTTGACGAAAAAGTACGGCTGAAACGCCGTCGTGACGCACACGGACTTACCGTCTTCGGTCTTGCCGAAGATGCTGATGAGGTGCTGGTCATCGGCATCCCGGGCTTCCCAGGTCAAGGCTTGGAAGACCACCATACCAAGTTATGTTGCCATTTTTTTAATATCATAGTATTATAACAAACATGTCTGCTGCTTTGATCGATCTCGTGTCGGTAGGTGTTCAGGACGCGCACCTCACAGGTTCGCCCGAGGCATCCTTTTTCCGCCAGTCGTATCGACGCTACACAAACTTCGCGATGAAGCCCGAACGCCTGGACTACATCGGCACGTTCGGCGCCGGCAACGAGGTCGTCATCCCGATTAAATCGAAGGGTGACCTTCTCAGTTACGTGTGGATCGAGGGTACCGGCCTCGCCGCCACCCAAGACGACGCGAACGGCTTCTTCCAGCGAAGTGCCACGGACCTCACGGAGTTTTCCCTCTGGATCGGCGGTCAGCTCGTCTGCACTATGGACGCCATGTACATCCAGGGGGTTCACAACCCCCTCATGCGCGATTCCTCCGCCAAGGCTTCTTTCTGCGTGTCACTGAACCACAAGAAAGAAAACCATTCCGGTAACTATTACATGTTGCCCTTCTTCTTCAGCGAAGATTGGTCAAAGGCGCTCCCGCTCTTGGCACTCTCGTATCACGAGGTCGAGATAAGGGTTAAGTGCCGCGGCGGTAGTTTCGCGCCCAGCGTCCCTCCGAAGGTGTACGGTAACTTCATTTTTCTCGACAGCGACGAACGGAAGTTCTTCACCGAACGCGAGCACGAGCTTCTCATCACGCAGGTCCAGAACCAGCGTTTCGACAAGAGCGACAAGACCGTAGATATCACCTACTTCAACCATCCCTGTAAGTCCCTGCACGTCGTCAGCGGCAACGCGAACGGCCAGGTGTGGAACACCGGCGGGTACATGTTCGGCACCTCGTCGTTGTACATCAACGGCAACGCGCTCTTCGAGAATACCTCCGACACGTATCACCATGACGTCGTCCCGGAAATGCACACCACCGACCTCCCCGATAACATCCTCGACGACCTTACCACCTTCAGTTGGCCCTTCTGCTTGACCATGAGCAAGCAACAGCCCACAGGAAGTTTAAATTTCAGTCGGATTGACACTGCGAAACTCACCTTCAGCAACCCGCAAAACGGCAATCATCACCACCGGATTTACGCGGTCAACTACAACATTCTCCGCATTCGCGACGGACTCGGAGGAGTGGCTTACGGGAACTAGTTTAGGATTTCCGCGGTTTTCTCGTACATGCGCTTCGCGTGAAACGTCTTATCTTTCAAGTCTTCCCAAATCGTGAGTCGGTGTTTCAAAAACTCTTTGAACCTCTCCGGGTCACGATCGGATTTGTATCGTACTTTCTCCCCCGTGAGCGCCTTTTCCACGGCGGCTCGGCGGCTCGCGGTGTATTTCGCCTCGCGCTCGGCATATGTGAGTCTCGGACCCCCCGTGTCCTCTTCGGTTTTCATTACATGTAACGCAAACTATTTCTTTATACCGCCGACAGGTAGTACCTATTCACCGCCAATTTAGAACGCAAAACTTCCTGACGAACATTCATCTTCCGCTGACCCATAGGGGAATTAATATAAATTTATTTCGGCGCGCGGCGCGTTGTAAGTTAAATTTCTACTATAAAAAGCCGGATCCGACTCCTCGATCCTCATTTTTCACCAGCACTTCGGCACGGATCCGGACACCCGGTGGAATTTCAATTCAGTGGGAAATTAACTCAAGAATTGTTGAGTTAAAGTACGAAAATCAAGCAAAATTAAACCAGAAAATCCCCATATAAAATCGACGAATTAAACGTGCGTTCGTGTGCGCCTAATTGTGATCGCACGGAGCTGAATGAATTTTCACCCCCCCCCCACCCTATCGTATTTTTTAGGTTATGGGTTTGGACGATACAGCGAACGATGAACCTGAGGGACGCGCGGGGCTCCCCGACGAAATCATCGTTGGAATGAATGACTTGGAAATATGGGCAGGAAACAGACAAACAGGCGAGTCTGTGACGCACGCTCACTTCCATGAGCTGAGCGAGTTCGTCTTCTACTTCTGCCAACCGGTCACAACTCTCCTCGGCGGGGACGGTGACTTTTACACGATCGTCTGTAACGCTCTTCCGGCTACTCGAAACCCGTCCTGGAGGAATGATCTGGTCAGCTTCGCCGTGACGATTTGGGTCCAGAACGAAGCCAATCAAGAGAGGTACTTCAAGCCGGGCGGTGACAAGACGGTGCGGAAGCTCTTTCTGGACGCCTTACCCCCGGCAGACATGGTGAACCCAGAGTTACATGCTTTGATCGAGCTCATGAAAAAGTTCGACAAACCTCACCAGAAGATGGGGTTTTGGTGCATGGGCGTGCGACGTTTGAGGATGTACGGCGTCGACCTTGCCCTTTCTCCCGACACGCCAGACTTCGGCCGCGTGATTTACAATAAGGCCGTGCGTCTTACCCTCGAGGAGTCGTGCCTCCCACCCTCGTTGAGGTCATCTTCATCGTACCCTAAACGATCCATGCTTGATGCGAGCGGCGATATGAAGAAACAGATCCTATCTAATTGGGAGGCTGATAAAAGAAATGGACACACGAAGGACTGTACTTCGGTAAAAGATGCGGCTTCATTTTTTACCGAGGTGAACACGTTCCTCCACGTACTCGCACTAGACAAGATCACCTTCCGGGCGCAAACTAAGCGACTGCAAAAGATATACTGCGAAGAGTTTCCGGAGCTCATGGATGGCGTTTTGGACTCGCAACTGCCCGAAGACGTCGAGCAAATGTTAAAGGAAATGCCGCTCCCCGATCAACAACGGTTCGTGGAAACGTTGAAGCTTAAGGCTCATTCGCACAAAGTTCTCGGCGGCACGCTCGATACCACCTTCTTACGCCAACTCAACCACGAAATTCGCCAAGGGATCACGCAGCCGATGTACGATGGGTGGGCGCGTGTTTTTAAGTTGCGAGACAAGGACCGAAACATGCCCCTTTTGAAGATGGCCGTCAACTGGGCATACCTTTTGCATTTCATATGTGATTCTTTCGATGAACATGCCGATGAAAAGTGCAAGGAACAAGTCGCACTCGCGAACGACGCGGTGAAGCGTCTACAGGACGTGTGCGACACGAACATACTCATGGATGGCGGCAGACTGCATCCCACCTTTTTGTGATCACTCCTCGCTTCCCGCCAACCTGAAAAGGGTCTCGACGTCGAGGAAGTAATCTAGACTTGCGTTCACGTAATTACCGTAGTAATTCTTCTGTAAAATCGAGTTGGTATCAAAGAGGACGAGTAATGCGAATATGATCGAAAGGATCTTAGCGTAGGACCTGTTGGGCTTCATGATGCGCGCGATCAACACGCCGAGGAGAGCGACGAAGAGGACGAAGCCGAGCGTATCGAGCTTGTACCCCATCTGCACAGTCAGGACGCCCGCGAGGAACATGGACGCGAAGATGGTCGCCGTCTCCACGAGCGCCTCGCGTGCGTCCTTTACCTCGTTCATGACCATGCCGGTGATGTAGGCCATCGCCGTGAAGAGCATGACCTTGACCGGCAGGGAGAACCGCGCCAGGAGGAGGGTGAAGAGTAGGACGACCGACGCACCCCAATAGAGGAACCGCTGGGATTCGGGAACCTTATTCTTGGTCCCCTGGAACATGACAAAGAGTTGAAACAGCAGGTGTCCGAACACGGACGCCATGAAGGGAATCTTCTTCTTCAAATCACTCATATTTACAAAAGGGGTACATTTTATTTTTTCAGGTGCTTGGCGAACAGGTATCGAAGAAGACCTTCGGGAATGCGGTACCGGTCGAGGGTGTTGGTGACGTCCTGAGCGCCGCGAACCCTACTCGGCGTGGTGATGCCGATTTGGAACTCGTGCACCGTGAACCCCGGGATATCGATCTTGCACCTACACTTATGATCTTCCATGTCATCGCGGTTGGTCCATATGCGGGTCGGCTTTTTGTACTTGAACCCGAACCGACAATAGTCGAAGCGGTACGACTTGAGGTCCCGCATGCACGGAAGGTCTTTCATGGCGGATGTCCAAGGGTTCTCGATGTACCACTCCTTCGGCTGGAAGTAGTCGATGATTTCCAAAACGCGTTCGACGTATTTGCTGTTATCCTTACGGACTTTATCGAGGGCCGCCCTGGTTTTGTACGCGCGGTTCGGGCCGACGTTGGTGGTCTGCAGGTTCGAGTACACCTTACACTCCGGCGACGCCCAGATGAGATGGAAGTACCCCCGCGGGTACTGCTTATAATCGAAATCGAGGATATCGCAACAGTGCGTGGGGTTGAAGCTCTCGAGTATGTCGAGGCTGACGACCTTGTGACCCGCGGGTTCGAAGATCTTAGACACGCTCCCCGTACCCTTGAAGAGTTCCAAGACGCGCATCTTTTACCATGGCCTGCGGTTTTATTTTTGAAAATTTCGCGGGGCTAATAGTAACATGGAGCGCGTGGTCTTACGTCCGAGTCCCTCCGTGCAGCACAAGTACAGGGTCATGTTCCGTGACAGGCGTTCGATCGATTTCGGGGACGTGTGCACCCCGCACTATCCCGATCACGGGAATCCCAAGGTCATGCGCGCGCAACTTCTCAGGAAGGGAGCGATCCTTCCTGAGGAGCTGCGGATAGAGACGGATCCGGGTGAGATTCATAGAGGTATGCTGAAGATACAGGAAAGTTCCATCGAGGATTGGCAGGACATTTACGGGGCGGAATATTGGGAACGTTGGATCTTATACGCGCATACCTCTGTCACGAAAGCGAAGTTATCGATGCTCATGAGCCACGGAGTGCTCTTCGTGCCGGCGGCTCAGGACCTGTGGAACACGTAGTTGAAGCCCTTGTCCCCCCACCATCCCACGTTTTCTGGAATGACGAAATGATCGTACCCGTAGTTGGAGAACAGGGAGAGTATGCGATCCTTATCTTCGTTGGTGTGGAGAATCTCGACCACGAAAACGGTCTCGCCGCTCTCCAAACACATCTGCGCACCCTGAAGGCAGTCATACTCGTGACCCTCCACGTCGAGGTGCACGAGCTGAACGCCTCTCTCCGACGACGCGAATATTTCGTCTACGGTGCACGACTCGGTTCCATCTGTGCCGAATTTGTACGTCTTGTTATTAAAAATCTCGGAGGGAGAGTCGGTCGCGCACTTGTACCGACTATCGCTCGTCAGGCACTTATTAATCACACGGACGTTCTCGACGGCTCGCCGCCGAATGAAATCGCAATTTTTCTTGGACGGCTCCACCGCGAACACCGTACACTCCGGGTTCGCCTCCGCCAACTGGATCGCGGTATCGCCCAGCCACGCGCCCGCGTCGATCACCACCGGACGGTCCATTTTCATCACGGTCTCCACCATGAACCGGTGCGTCATGGGCTCGTGGAACGTTTTCGCGAAATGGAAGAGGAGGGATTCCAGCATACTATTACTTATATTTTTTCTTCTCCTCGTCGCTGAGCTCGCGCCACATCTCGCCGAGCTTTTTGCCGACCTGACCGAAACTGAGGTCGGGGTTTTCGGCCACCACCTTCGGTCGCATTTTCTTACAGAAGACCATGTACGGCCCGGGTTCACGCTTCTTCTTGGATTCAGTGGCGCCCATCGTCATTATGATGGTACCTCGCGTCAATTCTTTAAGGCAGGGTTGGACTTCGAAAAGGTGAGTGCACAGATCCCATAACTGAAGACCGTAATGAACGCCTGACCTCCTAATATGTGGAGTCGCGTCAAAATGTCGTGGTGTCTGTAATAACCCCACATGACGAAGATCATCATCGTCTCGAAGTACACGCGGAGCATGACGTTCGTGATTCGGTACATGAGATCGAAAAAATAGGAAATGTTTTTGTCGTTCCTGAATAGGCGTTTGAGAAGGACCATGGACGTGTCGATCTCGATCAAGCCCGACAGAGACGTCAACCCCGAATCCTCCGGGTGCGTCAAGGGACGACACAGGAGACTGATCGCCACGAGGTGATGGAAGATGATGAATTCATGCATGGCCGGGAGGATCGCCGGCTGCAGGTAAATCCAACTGGCATCGTAGATCATGTGGAACATGAGCGCGTGCGTCAGAAACAGGGGATAGACGCTCCACCCGAAGAAAACCTCGGCGACGCACAGGGCCGAATACGGGGCCAAGAAACATATCGTGGCCACGTCATGAACAAAGATTGCCCTCTCGTTCTTCATGACGTGCATGCTGGGAGCGGGGTTCGAACCCGCGAGGCTTGCGCCAGGCGATCTTAAGTCGCCCCTCTTGGACCACTCGGGCATCCCAGCGTACACATGTAAATAATCTATCCTTTAAGTAAAGAATGCCCCTGAATTACAGAAAAGTCAGGACAGTTTACGGACCTACCGAAAATAAATTGAGGAAGAGGAACAACACCGTCAGGGAGGTGTTCAACGCGAAAGGTATTCCGCGCAACATGGGGAACAAAGAGATCCTCGGCAGGGTAAAGGTGTATAATAATTTAATGACTACAAAGCCCGATCGGGGTTTAGGGTTAGGGGATAGAGAAGGGGTAAGGAAGATCTCAGATTTCGTCACAAACGGGCGAGTGTTTAACCAGCGAAAGCGAAAAGCGCTCGCGGAACTTATGCTTAGATTTGATGATGCTTGGGGGGGTCATATGTTGGAAATATTAGCTCTTCGAAATGAAAATGTCATACGGTACATCAAGTACATGGCAGACTTTTTCGGGCTTTTCGGGTTTCCGATGCCCATAGACCTGCACTGGGCGCCTCATTACATCGTTAACTTAACCTATAAAAAGCGACGGGGCCCCATACGGGAGGATCCGGGGGCTGTTCGCGTATTGAAGAAGAGGACCGCATTCATAAAAGAA